CGCCGCTTTTTGCTTTCTTTGCCATTATTTTATTCTACCATGTTTTTTTCTTATCGCATCTTTACCGCGTCTGAAAATTTCTGCTTGCTTCGGTTTGCCCCCATATTTAGATCTTTGTTCACCCACAGTTAATATTTGTATTTTCCTAGCAAAAGGTTTACGTACCTTTGTGACTTTTGCAACTGTATCTCTAGCATCTTGGATAGTTGCATATTTTATAGAAACAGTATCTTTAGGATTTTCATCCGTATATAGCCTTCTATCGCTACCTTTTGGTTTTTTTCCTGTTCCTACTTTTGGGTCTTTTCTTTTTGGCATTTTTAACTAATTTTTTCAAAGTATTAGATTGTTTTTTGTGCATCCTAGATGCTTTATTCAATTCCTTTGAAACTTTATTTATTTTTTTTAGCATCTCCACTGTCTCCTTGACCAATAATTAGCTTTAGTCCTATCGTCACCAAGGTTTTTACTCCTAGCACAATAAGCTTTTCGTTTTTTTGGATTATTGGGATGTGCGCCTAATTTTGGATCACCAAAAGTGACGCGCTTAATTTTTCCAGAAGCAGGTACTCTAACGAAAACTTCTCTAGTTTTTTTGCCGAACCCAGGAGAACCTTTTGAGATTCTCCTTGGTTTATTCAGAGTTACTTTTTTGCCTCTGTATTCAGCCATTAGTAATTTTTATTCAATACAAGTATGATCGAATAAGCATCACCATCAGAGTGAGCTACTGTTGTAAAATCAATATCCCCTGTCACACCAGAACCTGCGTTATTTGGTATGCCACTGAATCTATCATCGTAGTATTCATCACCTGTACTATCAGCTGGCAGAGGTATTGCTAAAACATTGGTGCTAGCGTCAAATTCTATATCAACGCCCATACCTCTAGTTGCCCAATAAATCCTAGCTATAGATACGCTAGTGCAAGCAGAACCCGCATTATTTGAAGCTAATGCAGAAACATCAACTTTTTTTACTGATGCTTCACCTGTTCCGTCAGATTCGTTGGTAAATTTGAGGATAGCAACTCTTTCACCATCCTGTATAGTCTGGGAAGTTACTGTATCAGCCATTGTTTACTCCTATCTTTCACAGATTACGTTGATGTAATCTATAGTCATAGTTTTTGCTGCTGCTTCACCGTTTTGTATACCAAAGGATACTGTCAATTCTTCATCATCTGGTAAGTTTGTGTTTACTACTCCTACTGGTGCGGCAGTTCCTATGAAATATGATACTTGAGAAGTGTTTGGATCTATAAAGAAACCAACATTTACGAATGTATCATCAGCTAAAGTAGTTACTGCTGACGTAGTTGTATCTGTACCATCTTTTTCAATATGAAAATCTAGGTTTGTATCACCATCATCTTTCATAAAGTAAACACCGTCTGAGACGGCAAGTGGTGTTGTATCTGTTATTTGTAAACCCATAACAACATCAGATTGCGTTGCATCACTTACTTTAAATCTAGCTTCAAAGAAAGCTCTTTTACTGCTGCTTAGTTTGAACGACTCGCCTTTTAATTGTAAAAAGTCTAAATCATTATCACCTGCAGCGTTAGTAAGCAAAAGTTGACCTCCAGCTCCAGATGTTAAAGCTTCTGTAGCTGAACCTGTACCTGCTTCGGTTGTTGTAATTGTGAAATCGCCAGAAGCGTAAGTCATAAAATCATTTGAGTATTGATAAAACAACGAACTGGACGGGTTTACCAAGAACATAGGAATATCTTTCTTATGTTTGGTGGATTCGCTGTTACCAGCGTTAAGTATTAAGTTTTGGAAATGTGGATTAGCCATCTTGAACTCCTTATATTTGTATTAATGGAAACCGTAAACGGCCCTCATCAAGCTAATTAATTTTAAACCAATTTTAGTTTACACATATAAAAACAATCAGGCAAGAAAAAGGGATGTCGAAACATCCCTTTCTCCTAGTAGTCGGGTGACGGACTACTAAGCCATTAAGCTCCCTGAGAACCGAATACAGCCCTAAAGTTAGAGAATCCAAAAGAATATCTCTCTCTAGCTTTGTATCTCATGTTTCCAGTATCAAAATCACCTTCTAATGCTGTAGAAAGTGGTGATCTTTCAAAGTGCTTGAATCCATCTGGACAATCAGTTTTGATGAAGAAAGCATCTGTATCAGTTAAGTAGTGATTAACTACGTAACCATCAGGTAACATTCCCATACTTCTAATTGCATTGATGTCATTATCAGAAGTTGCTACTCTCCCTGGAGTTTGTAGAAGTCTATCTGCAACGAATTGAAGTTGAGGTGGAACAATTAGTTTCATTCCTCTCAAAGCAATAGTCAAACCTCTGTCATCAGTAAATGTTGATATTGAAATCAAAGCATCTTCTAATGAAGTTTCATTAAGGTCAGCCATAGTTGTCGCTCTGTTTGCAAGAGTACCACCACCACTCATGGGGTGATCTGTTGCTATAAGAGCTTTACCATCGCCTCCTGCGGTAGAGAACGCATTGTTCAATACAGCAGCAGCCTTAATTTGTTTGGTATTTGCCATTGATCTAGCTAACGCCTTAGTGTATCTAGCACCAAGTCTGTCATATAGATTATCTTCAACAGCTTCTTCTGTTAATGCAAAAGCCAAAGCAACTGTTTCGTGTGTGTAACGTGAAGTGTAGCCTTCAGAAGCATTATCGAACCTAATGCCTGTTCCTTCAGCTTTTACTTCGGCGTTACCGAAACCTGAAATTAGAACTTCTTCTTCAAACGCTCTGTCAGAAGTTTCCGTATCAAAAATTTCAGCATGTTCAGCTTCATACCTGGAGTATTCCAACCCAAAAAGGGCGTTCAATCCAGGCTCTAGTTCTTTCGCTAATTGCGCTCTATTTATTGCCATTATTAAACTCCCGTTACTGTGGTATAGAAATGCTCGTTAATGTATACGATTGCATTTATATTAGCTGATCCAGTTGTACTATTTGAAGGGTCAGTAGAGAATCCTACGATTCTAAACTGCGCTGTAGTAGCTGCTGTGGTAGAAGAGATTTCTGCCGCAGACATACCAGTTTTTGTAGAGCCAGCAGTGTAAGCCAACTCGACGTTGTTACCTACAGCTGTTTGCGCTAAAGAACCAGTGCATTGTACTTCAAATAATGTATCAGGATCATCTTCAACAAAAGCAACAATATCAGAAGATACAGTAGCAGTAGGGAAGTGTGATGAAAAAATCACTTCACCTGAACTATTTGTAAATTTACATCCTCTGAATATTCCCAATAAAGTTGTTGCTGCACCAGCTACTAAAATAGTACCAGTGTTCAACATCTTAACTGGGTCGCCTGAAAAAATGTCTCCAGTTGCGCCAGAAGCAATAGAATATTCAGTGACACCGCCGTTTGCGACGCCGCCACCTTTTTTGCCTACTGAACGAAACCCGAAAGGTGCATCTTTATTTGCCATAATAAGTTTTCCTTATTCAGTTATTTAATTTAATTACAGTGATAATCAATCACGATTACCACCACCAAAAGTTACGCTTGTTTTTCTCTCTGGTTTTAAGATCGGAGAGCTTGGATCTGATTCCTGCATAAGATCATGGTCAATTGCATCTTGTTGCAATTGTGCGCGATTAGAAAAGTAGGCGTTTCTTTCATTTCGCGTTTCAGTAGGAATCTTGGCCAAAAGCAAACCACCCACGGAAACTACTCCTGAGTGTCTTCCATCGTCAAGCGTGGGAATCTCAAAGCCATCTAACTCTTCGGCTCTAACAAGGTCAAAACCTTCTCTAAGCCTAGCAGTTACATTTTTTCTATCTTCCTGTCCAACGATTTCAGCTCTTATCCACCTGTATTCATATCCTTCAGGTGGCTCTGGAGTGTCCAACATTTGGGGGCGACGCCAAGGTTTGCGAGCAGTATCTTTTGCTCGAGTTTCAGCAGAACGTGGTGTTCTGTTTTCAGTAGATGCTTGCACATCTGTTGATTCGTTTTGTTCTATTTCGTTTGTCATTTGTCTACCTTCTTACATGTTTAGCATATTCTTGTAACGGTACATTCAAACGACGTGCCATTTCAACTTCGGCTTTAGTAAGCCTTACTTGTCGTTTGCGTCCAGAGCTTTCGCTTCTACCTGCGGGTGCTACAGTCTGCTGTATCTTACCTTTAGGTTCTGCCTCTCCTCCACCACTAAACTTATGTGGAAATTCAGCTCTTATACGTTTATCGATCTCAGTATAGTATGTTGGGTCATTTGTATCAAACCCTTCCTCTTCAACCAATTTTCTGTGAATGTTAAAAGCCACTAAAGTCATAGCCTCATCTTCACCAAACCATTCATTTTTACTGGCCCAATCTTCTGCTGCTGGGTCTGGTTGTGGAGTTGGTGTAGGTTGTTGTAAACCTTGTGGGGCTTGCACCTCTTGATACTCAGTTGTTGGTTCGATAGACAATCTACCATTAGCTATTTTGCTTTCTTCAACAGTAATTTTGTCGAGTATATCTTGAGCTTTGGTAACTTTGTCCCAATCTTGATCTTGGTAAGCAGATTTAAGAACAGCGTTAGCTTGCGCTCTTTGCGCTTTCAACCTGTTTTCTGCTTCTGATTGGTAACTTTCAGCGTATTGCGACGTATTCTTTTTTAAGGCTTCATTCTCTGCCTGTAAATTTTTGGCGTATTCGTATGCTGATTGAGCTGCGCGTTCTTGTTCGCGCATCTTTTTAGTTAAGTTAGAGATTCTTTTTTGAACATTTTTAGAGTAATCCTCTAATTCGTCTTGTTCCTGATCTGCTTTTGTTTCTTCTACAGAAACATCCTCAATAGGAGCTGCGACTTGTTCAGATTCAGAATCCTGCTCAACTTCATCTAGTTCTACGACTTCGGTAGGTTCTTGTTCCTCAGTCTGTATTGCTTCGTTTTCTTGCATGATAATTCCTCATGTTAGACACTAACTATATCGTCAGGGTCTTCTATAGTTGCAATGACTTCGTCATCGTTAATAATACGGCACTCTGCATCGTCGCCAAGCTTAAACCTGGCTCCTGCATATCTACCAATTAATACCCATTGTTTTTCTTGGCACCAAGGGGTATCGCCAAATTTGTTCTGATCCGCGTAACAAAGAGGTCCCATCTTAACTACGTAGGCCACTACGGTAGCTAGTGATTCTCTTTCTACAGTTTCTTTTGCTAAAACAATACCACCTTTAGTTACTGATTTACCTTTATAGGGCAATATCAATAAGCGCCAACCTGTCGGTTGAGGCATACGTTCTAAATAGGATTTATCTAATAGTGTGGGATCTAAGACACGGTCATCGGATTTGACGTATGCTTGATCTAATTCTGTTTTTTCCTCTTCTGGTTGCGACTTTTCAGCTTCAACCTCCCTTGCGATATGATCAGGTACCAGTACCTCTTTCATCGTTTTGTACACTCCTTTCTAGCAACGCTTTAATTTCTTGCTCTACGTCTTCGATAGCGTTGTGACGACCACGTAGATAGTTATATTCTTGGAAATCTTTGGCTCCGTTAAGAATCAAATCTTCTAAAGATTGTTTTTTCTCCTTCAGAAGCTTTTGAAAAGCCTCTGCAAACCAAATCAAATCCATTAATAAATACCAGAAAACTTACCGCCAAACTCGGCTTCACCCATTCCTCTAGCTTTGCCTTTACCCATACCTGGTTTTGGTGTGGTGTTAGCGTCAAAAGACTCTGCTTTTTTAGTTTGCAAAGTGCCTTTGTTAGAGTAAGACTGTTTGCCATCAAGTACAGTTGGAGTTTTCTGTTGATTTACTTCAGTTCTTTTTATCATAATTAAAGTTCCCTTAATCCAAGATCAATTAATTTTAGTTCTTTTTGTTGGTCGAGTCTATCCCTCGTCGTATCGTCCTTCATTTCGGCTATATCGCGTTGAGCTTCTATACGCTCACGATCTATCTGATCTTGACGCATTTGATCCATAGCACGTTGTTCTTCACGCTGCATAAACTGTTGTTGTTCTTGGTTTAATTGTTGTCCTTTCAAAGCTAGTTCTTGTTTTCTTATAGTGACTAAAGGGTCTTCTTCTTGAGGTGTGCCGATCTGTTGCGAGAACTGTATAACTAATTCAGACATGATAGGTGCGCTGTACTGCGCCAATATATTTTGCGCTTGCGCTTGTAACTGTTGAGCTTCAACAGGAGAAACTTGTTGCGCTTGTTGTTGCAACTGTTGATATTGTTGTAACACTTCAGGTGGCATTTGTTGCTGCGCAATCACATCGGCCTTCATTTGTAAGTGCTGCATACTATGAGAAATAATATTGGCCTGTACCTGCGCGTTAGTTTGAACAGGTTGTAAGCTTAGTAGACTCACATGAGCAGCTATATGTGCATCATGGTTTTGTTGTATGAAAGCTTGAGCAGGTGCGCCCATCATCAGGCTACTATTTTCCATACCCGCCTCCATAGCAGGAGGCTGATCAGGAGGCGGTGGAAGAAGCAGTTGGTCGATGTTATCTACTCCTAATGAAGCGTACATTCTTTTGTAAGCCTCGTAGACTCCACCTGGCCCGTGTATTTGAGGATTTGATTGTACCAACTGCATCATTTCTTGGGCCATAACTATACGTTGACTGGTAGAAAATATATCTGGGTTGCTAACAGGATAAATGTCGATGCGCCCGTCAAAATCACTTTGCTTAACTTCGTTGATACCACCCGAGACTAAATAGGGATAAGTCGGTGGTAAGCTCTGAGCAAAGATGTCTGATAACAACCCAAATTCTTTTTTCTGCGCGTTATGTAAACGCTTGTGTATTGCACTTAAAACTTTTGTTGATTTTTCCATCAAGGCCAAAGTAGTTCCTACTGGGGCTTGCGAGTTGCCTTCACCTACAGCTATCTCAGCTATAGAAGCAAATCTTTGTCCTGATTGTACTAATAATCCTAGTAACGATAACAAAGTACCGCTTGGCTCTTTGAACGGTAATGGCTGTATTGCATCTCGCAAAGAGCCTGCTGGTGCATCCACGTCTCTGAACTCGCCAGGTTGTATCGGCTCGTCTTCGTTACGTATGCGGATGCCTCGAGTCTTAAAACCAGCAGGCAAATTGGAGAGAGTTCCAGCATCTATTAATTGTCTTAGTATAGATGTGGAAGCTTTTGATAACCCACCAATCATGTGAGTTAAACCAAAACCGTAAAATCCTAGACCTGGTAAAAACTTAAAATGAACAAAATATTCAATCTTGTTTTTCATCGGGTCTTCGGAATTAAAATTTCTTCTGATAGACAGTATGTTCTCTGTCGTTGAATCAATCGTGACGATATACGGGAGCTTCACTCCTGTTTCTTCGCCATTTTCATCCATATCTTCAAACCCTTCTAGGTCTAAATTACAGTGGACTTCGTATAGAACACATATCTCGTCGCTTTCGCCACTTGGTTCTATACCTTCTAATTTCTCTTTCTCCGTATCCAAAGAGGAATAATTGCTAGGCTCCTCACCTGGCTCTAGCTCTGTTCTTTTGTAAAACCCTATTGCCTGTAGTTTTTTGACGTCATTTTCTGGCATCTTAATCAGATGCGTAATACGTGGGCAAGATTCTAAGTCAGTCGTATAGTAAGGAACGATTAAATCTTCAGGTGCTATAAACTTAGATACAGGTCTTTGTAGATTCTCATCGTAGTAAACTTTTTTAAACGCAGATCCAGCCAAAGGTAAATAAAATAACATCTGGTCTAAATCTTCATCGTACTCTTCCATCACATGTACGATTTGGTAATTCATAAACTCGCGCACTCGTTGCGCTTGTTCTTCTACTGTAGAGTCATAAGCACCAACTACTTGAGTTTTAACTGGACCTCCAGCGGGTAATAATTCTTTGTAAGCCTGGGCTTGGAACTGAGTGACGGCTTCTCCTAATAACGGATGAATGACACCACTAGCTCCTTCAAATGGTTCTGAGCGGGTTTCATCAAACTTCATACCTAAGTATTTCAAACCATCGGTATAAGTTTTTTCCCAGTCTTCTCTACTAGAACGATCTGATTCTATACTGCCAACTAAATCTATATAGATTCTACCGAGTTCACTATCTGATAATATTTCAGCTAAGTTTTCTCCAAACTCAGAAGTCATCTGCATTTCGGGTGCGGGTCCTAGTAAGGCGGAACCGTCTTCTTGTATTTCGACGTCGGCTTCTTGTAAACCTTCTAATACCTCAATAATATCTTGTTCTAAACCATCGCCAGATTGCGTGGTCGTCATATCTACCTCTTCAGGCATTTGGTTTGCTGGATCGGGTGTTAGTCTTTCTATCGCCATCAGTAATAAATCCTCTGTCTCACTCCCATACTATCATCGTCGTAGTCGGTAGCTAAATTCACAAAGCCACCTTCTCTGAATCGCATGATCGCTTGCGTCATAGTATCACATAGGTCATCGTTTTTACCAAAAGGAAATGAAGCACACTCTTCAATCATCTCTTCGGCAAACATACGTTTGGGTGCGTACACCATACCCGCTTCAAAGACTGGAGCGACTGAGTGCATACGAGTGGTTTTATCATGGCCTCTTGTCGGCGAGTAATTTACTACGGGTATGCCCATACGTCTTAGTTCTTGAGTCAAAGGTGTACCTGAAGCTTTGGCTTCAATTAACACCATATCGGTATCCCAGTAGTTATACTCGCGCATCGCTATTTCTTTGAGTTCAGGAAAGTCCCAACGTCCCTTTTGGCAGTCCAAAAGAATAATAGAATCGGGTGCATCATCAGATGGTCTGAATACACCCCAGGTTGATATAGCAGAAAAGTCAGAAGTTTCTTTTCTAGAAAAAGCAGTATCGTAACTTTGCATAATATATTGCACGTTGGGTAAGCTGTCGTACTCCCAAGTTTGCCACCAGTCACGTTTGATAATAGAACCTTCTTCCGCTGTCGGGTTTTGCATCCACTGAGCGTTCCATTTCATACCAGGCAGAGATGCCTTAACTTTTAATAACTCGTCTTCAGGCCAGAACTCAGGCCAAAGCGGTTTGTCGGTTTCAGGAAAAATGGCTGGAAACTCGATTACTTCCCACTGATCAGCAAGGGGTTCCTTTTGCGCTTCTAATAACTTAGCGGTCAAATCAATCGCACTCCATCTAGTCATTACAATAACGATAGATCCGTTTGGTTGTAGACGCTGTCTAGGACCAGAGGTGTACCACTCGTAGGCTGACTCTAGGGCAGATGGGCTAAGTGCGTCTTGCTCAGAATGTGGATCGTCAATAATCAATAGATCCGCACCACGTCCTGTTACCGCTCCGCCTACACCTGCGGCGAAATACTCGCCACCTTTATTGGTTTCCCAACGTCCCGCAGATTTGTTGTCGGCTTGCAGTTTGACTTCAGGAAATATTTTTTTGTAATCGTCTTGATCCATCAAGTTACGCACTTTACGACCAAATCGTACGGCTAGTTCCCCTGTATGCGTTGTTTGCATAATTTTCATTTTGGGCTGGAGTCCCATAATATAGGACGGAAAGAAAGTGGATGCGAACTCAGACTTGGTATGTCTGGGTGGCATATTGACGATCAAACGTCTACACTTGCCTTCGGCCACTTCTTGGAGTTTTTGGGCAAAAACTTTATGGTGGCGCCCGCAGATAAACTCAGGCCAGATATGTTCTACGTAGTTGATAAAACTACTTTGGCACTCGTCTTGTATTTGGAAGC